AGTAGTACTACAGAAGAATCTTAATGCTAATACTAGAATCGTTGTAAATCAAGGGGGTACTAGAAGTAGTAAGACTTATTCTTTAGCACAGTTAATAATCCTGAAAGCTCTACAGGAACAAGGTAAGGTATATACAATATGTAGGAAAACACTACCTGCTCTTAAAGGTACTGCATATAGAGATTTTTTTAACATCTTAGAAGAACACAATCTATACAATCCAAACAATCATAACAAATCAGAACTTACTTATAAACTAAATAAGAATGAAATAGAGTTCATTAGCGTTGATATGCCTCAGAAAATTAGAGGGCGTAAGAGAAACATACTTTGGCTTAATGAGGCAAATGAGTTTAGCTTTGAAGATTGGGTACAGTTAAGCCTTAGAACAACTGAAAACATCTATTTAGATTTTAATCCATCTGATCCTTATTCTTGGATATATGATAATGTTATGAACAGAGAAGATTGTACCTTTATTAAATCAACATATTTAGATAATCCCTTTTTACCTGATGAAACAATAAAAGAGATAGAAAGGCTTAGGGAGTTAGACAGTAACTATTGGAAGATATACGGACTTGGAGATATGGCACAACCTACTGAAACCATATTTAGAAACTTTGAGATAGCTAATAATGTACCTAGTGAAGCAAGTTTAGTTGCCATAGGTATGGACTTTGGATATTCTAATGATCCTACAGCGATTGTAGAAGTGTATAAATTAAATGATAATTTATATATAAACGAATTAATATACAGCACAGGTCTAACAAACCAAGATATAGCTCAAAAGTTAAAAGAGTTAAACATATCAAGGCAAACAGAAATAATTGCTGATAGTGCAGAGCCTAAATCAATAGAAGAACTGCATAGATTAAACTTTAATGTTAAGGGAGCAAGAAAAGGAGCAGATAGTGTTAATATGGGAATAGATGTAATGAGAAGATTTAAGTTACATATAACTAAGAAAAGCACAAACGCCTTAAATGAGTTTAAGTATTATAAGTGGACTACGGACAAAAACGGAAAGGTCATTAATAAACCTGCTTCAAATCAACAAGATCACATATTAGATGCTGTTAGGTATGTAGCTATTAATAAGTTAATGACTAATTATAGTGGTCAATACTATATTTTATAAACGATTATTAACAAATTATATATACTATTAAAATGGAAAGAGAAAAAAGGAAAGTTGAAATACCTAACGATTGGAGTGGGATTACAATACAAATGTATCAGAAGTTTCAAGAAGTAAAGAGAAAGAAGTTAGAAAAAGACGAATTTGAATTAGAAGTTTTAGGTGTTATTTGTGGGCTAGATAAAGAAATGATTGAAAGGCTTGAAGTTAAAAGTTTAAACAAGATACTTAAAACACTTAGATTTTTATCTACTGATATACCTGAAAATCAGGAGCTTGAAAAAAAGGTAGAATGGAATGGTAAGAAGTATGGATTTATACCTAATCTTAGTGAGATAACAACAGGAGAATATATAGACATAGAGCAATACTGTAAAGAGGGTGAGAAGAATTTGCATAAGATAATGAGTATACTATATAGACCAATAGTAAAAGAAACTAAAACTAGATATAGTATAGAGCATTATAAACCTAGTGAAGATTTAGAGGAAGAATTTTTAGACTTCCCCATACTTCCCTCAGTGTCAGCATTGAGTTTTTTTTTTCGTTTAGGAAGAACACTTCCAAACGCTTTGGCCAGATTTTTGAAAAAGGAGATCAAGAAGATGAAGGAAGCTCTTTGAGTGGTAAATGGGGATGGTATAATATAATCTTTGCTCTGTGCCAAGAGGATATTACAAAAATAAAAGAAGTAACAGAATTAGAGTTATATTTAGTATTAACCTTTTTGTGCTACCAACAAGACAGAAATAATATAAAGAAAAATAATTATGGTAACATTCAAAAACGTAATAGATGATTTTAGCAATATCGCTACTAATCATTATTTAATAAACTCTTTTCATAGTGGATTTCTAGATGAGGTGGATGTTAATAAACTGGATCAATCAGACTTTCCTATACTATATTGCGAACCTGGAACAGCAACTATTGATATGGGCGTATTAACATATTCATTTACAATATTTGTTTTAGATATGTTAAAAGAAGATTTGACAAACAGAAATATGGTATGGACTGATACATTACAAACAACACAAGATATCATAGCTGAGTTTAGACAAAACTTATCTTTACAAACTTCAGGTGGCGATAGTGGTAAGAAATTTAGTTATGTTCCTGACGAAGCTGTGTTAGAGCTTCCAATAACTACTGAACCATTTACAGCTAGATTTGCTAATATATTAACAGGATGGAGTTCTACCATGTCTATACAAGTAAACAATGCTAATAACCTTTGTGATGCTCCAATAGAACCATCTGATAATAACCCTAATACATAATGCCAGTAACATTTAGATTAAGAGGACCAGATGGAAAGTTTGTAAAAGGTAAAGCTAAGAACCTAGAAAAGGCTATGACTAAATTTGGTTCTAATGTTATAAAGGGTGGTAGAGCTATACTTAATAAAAAGAAAAAAAGAACAAAAGAGAATACATTATTTAAAGACTTTCATTATACTATGAAAAGTACAGATAGTACCATAACAATGGGATTCGATTTTGGTGGAGCAGAGGATTACTGGCAATTTGTAGATCAAGGCGTAAGAGGCGTTGGTGGCTTTAAAGGTAGTGGCAGGGCTATGGGGGCAGGTAGCCCTTTTAGATTTAAGTATGCTAATCCTGGTGGAGCTATGGTAAATGCTATTAGAGGATGGATTAAGAATAAGCCAATAAGTTTAGGTGATAGTAATGAAACAGGAACAGCTTTTGCAATAGGATATTCTGTTAAAAGACGAGGATTAGAGAGAACAATGTTTTACTCTCGACCAGTAACAAAAGCTCTACAAACGCTTCCTGATGAGCTTATAGAAGCATTTAGATTAGACTTTAGTAAAGTAATAGACAAACTACCAAACCAAATAATAATAGAATAATATGGCATATTCAATACCACAAAAACCAAATCAATTAGCAGCGGCAAATAGCCCTATGGTATTTATATTAAAAGAAAATAGTTCAACAATATATAATGCAGCTAAATTTAGATACATAGCTCAAGTGTATATAAGCACAACAGACACTTCAGCTTGGACGCAGGTTAGTAAAATAAAACTATATAAAAACAAAGAAAACGTAGGAATAGTAGATGTTTCAAAAATAGTTGCAACATATTTAGAAACACAAGAAAAGAATATAGGTAATGCAGAAATAATAGATGGTAGTATACATTCAATAGGAATATCAGAAACAACTAATTTATATTCCTGGAGTGGTGTTAGTAAAGAAATTAATAATTTAATTCTTGTTAAAATAGCAGGTGGATATGAAAAAGCGACTTCTTCTCTTACCCCCCCTGAAGAAACATTAGCTGAAGCTGAAACTACTATATATGCTATTCCAGCGTCAACTGTTTATACACATTCAGGCGGTTTTGGTGGCTTAGATATAGATGGTACTAATATTCCTTTGCTTAATTATATTCCAGGAGCTTCTACAAGGAGGTTTCTAACTAATGCTCCTACAGTACAATTTGTTAATGGTAGTAGTACAGCAGGAGATAATATTGATGAATTGACAGTAGCTTTTATAAATAGAGGGCTAATGACAGATCCTTATTCTGTAGATAAAATAGCTTTAAAGTACTATAATAGCTCAGGAGTTCAAATAGGATCGACTCAAGAATTTACTAATAACACCACTAATGGTGGTAAAGGCACGGCTGATGATGCTAAAAATAGCTTATTGTATTTTGGTTGTGGAACAGCTAATCTAGAAAACTCTACTATAACACCTGATGGCGGAAGTTCTGGGGATGCAAAGCCCTCTAATTTTGCAAATTGGGCTTATTATACTATACAAGCCCTTACTTCATTAGGTTCAGCTAGAACAAAGTTATATTATTTTTATAGGTACGGTAGTGGAGCAAGTGTAGATGATAGACACCAATCTTGCACAAGGTATGATAACGTTAGACTAGCTTGGGTAAATAGATTAGGATCTTGGGATTATATGAACTTCAGAGGCAAATCAAAAGAAAGCATAGCCATAACAAGATCTGAAAGTGCTAGTGTTCCTGGAACTTGGGATGATTCTACGTTTGATTATGAGAATTGGGATAGAGGTAGAAAGACTTTATATACTGAAGCAACAAGAAAGCTGACTATAAATAGTGATTGGCTTAATGATGATGAGGCTAGTTGGCTAGAAGAATTATTCACTTCTACTAATGTGCAAATATTAGAGAGAAACCTTATAGTATACCCTGTTATAGTAACTAATAAAACATACACTAAAAAAACAAGTGTAAATAATAAAATAAAAATACAATACACAATCAATTTAGAATACGCAAATAAAGTAAGAACAAACAGCTAATGAATACAAGACTTGTAGTATATAGACCAACGTTAACAAATACAGGTTGTGTAGTGAATAACCCAGGTTCGACATATCCTGTTTCAGATTCAGAAACAACAATAACAGTAGATGGGGAAAATGCAATATCAGTAGGATTTGTGGCTTATGATACTTTAGTAGATAATGCAGGTGTAGAGTATGGCGTAATAAAACAAGTAAATAATTCAACTACTATTGTTTTATATAATGTTACAACAGCAATACCTGATAATGCTGAACTTTTTTATAAGCCTGAAAAGCCTTACGATTTAGACTTACAAAAAGCCCCAAATGTTAGAATTAATTATAATTGGTTAGACATTAGAGAACCTGATAAAAAGAAGTCTAGTTTTAGTCAAACAATTAAAATTCCTTTTACTAACGAGAATAACGATTTTTTTGAGAATTGGTTTGATGTTAATTTAGACACTTTAATATACAATACAAGAAGGAAATTTAAAGCAACTGTATTAGTAGATAGTGTTCCTCAATTAGATGGGTTTATACAACTTAAAGCTATTTATTTAAACGCTAGAGTATATGAGGTAATAGTGTTTGGCGATACCGCTAACTTTTTTTCAGACATTAAATCAAAGAAATTAAAAGATGCATTTTTGGATGAGGGTGGAAATTTAGATCATCAATTAGACCATTTTAATACTTTAGCTAACATTACGAATAGTTGGACTTCTGTAGGATTAACTACATTAGTATCTACTACTTCAAATGATGTGATGTACCCTATAATAGACTATGGTCATACCTTTGCTCCTTTATGTGACAGTATGCTTTGGAATCCTGAAAGTTTAGATCCACTAGGACCATTTATGGGTAATGATACTGTATTTGCAGATAATGCTAATTATTATGGTCTAATATTATCAGGTAATTTAAAACCTGCAATACGAATACAAAGGCTTTTAAAAATAATAGCTGAGAAAGCTGGTTATACTATTACAAGTAATTTTCTAGGATTAGCACAAGACGGAACGCAAGATAAGACTACTTTTTTTGGTAGACAATTTATGACTCTAGCTCCTCAATATGAAAAAGTAAGGACTAAGATTTTTAATGGTTTTTTAGCTACAATAGGATCACCCATAACAGATCCTAACGTAAGTTGGGATAATTTTAATTGTAGAGTAGAGGGTTTAATTTTTGACACAGAGTCTTATGATCCAAACAATTTATTTAATAATTCTGTAGTAGTCGAAGACGTAGGTATAACGCCAAACGTATCTTTTGCTTATGATCCTGAAAACCCTAGTGAACTTCCAGTTGGGCCTTTAGAAATTCAAATTAATTTAAACGTTACCACCCCTACAGTTGTAACTATGGATGGATCATCTGTAGCTGTTGACAATTATTACGCTGGTATTAGTCTGTCTAGTGGGGCTTATATGGGTATTGATGAAGCAGCAGCTTTGCCATCAGGACCTAATGTTGACTGGTCAATAACATTTACTATTCCAGCTTCTTATATAGCAGAGGAAATAATACAAATATCTTTCCATGCTTATCCATTAGGGGATGGCTGGTTACAAGATGATGATACTTGGTCTGTTACTATAAACAGCGGTTCAATACAAACTCTTAATTTAGGGGAATCATTATATATTAATGGGGGGGTAAATGCTGAGGTACATCTGTACGAAAATATGCCTGATATAATGCAATCTGATTTTGTTAAAGACTTATGTTCAAGGTATAATTTAGTTGTAGCTACTAATCCTGACGATTCAAAAAACTTAATTATAGAACCTTATCAAGACTATATTAGTTCTGGGGATATACAATACTGGACTGATAAGCTAGATGTATCAAAAGAACAAGTAATAAAAACTACAAACGAATTACAAAAAAGAAATTTACTTTTTACGGATTTAGAAAATAAAGATTATTTAAATAAAAGTTATACTGATAAATATACTAGGGTTTATGGTAGTCTAGAGCAGATAAACACTAACGATTTTGCTAAAGGAGATTTTCAAAACTTTAGTATTTATGCTCCTTTTATAGCACAAGGAGTAGGACATTTTGACGGAAACTTTCAAGGTATGTCACCAAATGACGAAATTGCTATAGCATATAATTTTGAGGTAGATGATGATGGAAATAGACATCCTATCACAGATGGAAAACCTATGTTATTCTATTATAGTGGAACGCCTATAGACGTTACCCAGCTTACTGACCAATTTGGAGTTAGTTTTGATTTTAGCATTATAAGTGGAGCATATACAGTTTTTAGTTCGACTGAGAAATTAAGCACAGGAAATACTTTTCCTTTATGCTTACAATATGACTTATCATCACTAAGTAGTGGTATAACAACATCAACTAAAATACTACATTGGGAATACTACAATCCTACATTTAGCACAGGTTTTACGTTTAATGTATTTGGTGATACTACAACAACTCATGGATATTATCAGGATTACTGGGCGCAGTATATAAATGAAATGTATTCTGATGAGTCTAGAATAATGGAATGTTATCTAGATTTAAATGAAACTGATATGTTTAACTTTTCATTTCAGAATCCTGTATATATTAAAAATACATTATGGAGAGTTTTAAGCGTAGATAATTATGTGGTAGGTGGAAAAGAAACAACTAGGGTGAGATTACTAAAAGCCCTTAGCAGATTGAGGTATGATTGTGATTACACCTTTTATCAACAGTATAGTAGTGGATATATGACTTTTACTAATATAGCAACAGGAGCTGTGTCATTTAATGTTACGGAAGAATGCTGTTCAGGTCAAAACGAAAATTGGAATTGGTTTTCAACTGGAGCTACTCCTGGTTTAGGTTTTTGTATGGCTACTTTATCAGCTCCGCTTATGGTACAACAGGCTTTACCAGCTTTAAATGGTGGTAATGGGAATCCTAATCAAGCTATTAGTGCTTTACCACCTTTACAAATACAAAGTAGTTTAACACAATTAAATACGATTGGAAATATTATTACTGGTCAGGAAACATCTTTCTTTTTAGAATGTATTACAAAAGGATCTACTACTGAAAGTTTAAAACAACAAAACGTAAATAGTAGTGTTATAATTACACCACCTAATACTATGGCTTATATCAATGTAGAGTTAGCTGGTAGTATTATTGGTGGAACAAATGGCTTCGTAGGTAAAGTGGGATTCTTTGAATATTATACAGTAGTAACTAATATAGGTGGTAAAAAAGGTTATTCAGGACTTGCTGGTGGAACGAAAGATAAAGAAATAAGAGATTCAGACTTTGCAGAACCAACTGTAAATATAACTACTTATGATGATAATAATTATTGTTTAAAGTTATCTGTAACTCATTCAGCAGGTAATACTACAAAATGGTTTGCTAAAGTTAAAATATTACTACAACCAATTGGTAATCCTAATAGCTTAATACAAGTAACTGAGAAAGCAATATATCAAAATGGTACAGGAATACTATTACAAGATTATGGATTTTTATTATGGAATTAAACAAAATAGACATACTAGCAAAGGTTATACCAGGCGCTTTAAAACTGGTAAATAAATACGAATTTGACGACCAATATTTATACTTTGTATATGGTCAAGAAGAATATACTAAAGATGTAGAAAAAGTAAAAAAACAATTTAAAAGACAATTAAAAAAAACATTTAGATTATGGCAGGTACAAAAGAATTAGTATTAGTTTTTAAGGCAGCCACAGAAAAGGCTAAAAAAAATATTGATGGAATAGGAACAAGTTTGAAGTCTGTAGGTAAGAGTGGTAAAGTTGCTCAAGGTGGACTGAATATGATGGGTAAAGGTTTTAAGTTTATAGGTGGAGCTTTAAAGGCTGCAGGTATTGGATTGTTTATTAGTTTACTAGCTCAGTTGACAGGGATGTTTCAGACTAATCAAAAAACAGCAGACACATTTGGTAGGATAATGTTAAAGTTACAACCTGTATTTAAGGTTATAGGTGATGTGATAGGTAAAGTTGCTGAGGCTTTAGAATGGGTTATTGACTTATTTACTGATGCTATAAATTGGATAGGTGGTTTATTAGGTGTTACAAATGATGTTGCAAGTGCTACAGAGGGCTATGCTGAGGATATAGTAAGGCTAAGAAATGAAGTTAAATTAATGAATGCGGAATTAGCCTTAACACAGTTACAATATCAAAAAGAAGCAGAGATACAAAGACAAATTAGAGATGATACTTCAAGAACTATAGATGAAAGAATAGCAGCTAATGAGGAGCTAGGTAGAGTCTTAGAAAGACAAGCAAGAGAGGAGCAGGATATGGCTTTAGTCGCTTTAGAATTAGCAGAAAAAGAACTTGCTTTAGATAAAGAAAATGTAGATTTACAAGTAGCGGTAATAGATGCTAAGACAAAACTTGCTGAAATAGATGAAAGGATTACAGGTCAAAGATCAGAACAATTAACAAACTTAAACTCTTTAGAACAAGAAAGAATAGATATTGAAACAGAGGCTACTGAAAAAAGAGAGGAAAGACTAAAAGAATTACTAGAGCTACAGAACAGAGATTTAGAAATCAAAAAGGATATTACAACTTCTATAAACGACCAATTAACATCAGCAAAGGATGCTCATAAAGATATTATGAAAATGTATAGAGATGAGTTAGCTATGCAAATAAAGATCCTTAAACAAGAAGAAGAAAGGAAGTTAGAGCTATTAAAAGCACGTGAAGAAGAAATGAAAGTAAATTCAGAAACAGCCAACGTATGGGGAAATGTAACGGGGGTTATAGATGGTATTATATTACAATCTACTGAATTTAGAGAAAATCAAGAAGAAAAAAAAGTAAATATAATAGAAGAAAGTAATCAAAAAATTCTAGAACTAGAAAAGGAATATAACGATTTAATGGGCGAGGCTACTGACGAATATTTAAAAACAGAGGAAGG